CTGTTTCGCTGCATCGACGCTGAACGCACGAATGGCATTGATGTTATGGAGAACCGGCGCGACGTTTTCCCTGAACAGTTCATAGGGCGAGCGGTTCAGCATTTTGAAGTACATCGTATTGCGCAGGTCGGGACCGCCGTCATCCCACGGGTCAACACAACTGAACGCAATATCTTTTTCGCTGTTGATGATTTCCACCGCCATGAATGCAGCAGAGCGCCCCAGCCATGAACCGACTTCGACAAACATGTCCCCATCGGCGGCGCGTGCCACCGCTTGCTTGTACAGGTCAGTGAAGGCTGCCCATCCGGGCACGTTCTCATAAAAATGCTGCATGGTACCTATCCGTTGAAAACGCCACGTTCAAGTTGTTTGATTAGGACCTGCCAGATATCGCGCCCGAACATTCCTGATTGTTCACCCTCGGCGTTCAGGAATGCACAGTCTGCGTAACCCGCAAGTGTCCACGTCACGGTGGTTTCAAGAACCATCCAATTCTTGTCATCATGGTCATAGACCAAATCAATGCCGCACCATTTGAAGTTTTCCGCCGCAAAGAACTCGTTCGCCTTTGCGAGCGGTGCGGCGAGCGTATCGTCCATGAACTTGATGGGCGTGTTCCACCCCGATCCCGAAGCCATGGGCCTATCGCGGCGGTTCTGGCGGCGGAGGATCAAGCGGTAATCACCGACCGCGATGATGCGTATGTCCCCGCTATTCCCTTCGCAAAACTTCTGCCACAACAAATAACCGTGCTGCTTCTGACCGTACTTCGCGCCTATCCCTATATCGGAGAACGCACCTTTGATTTCCGTGTTTGCATCGTCAAGCGTACGCAGCAAACGCACGTTGTGCGAACTCGCGCCTTCCTTTGTCTTGCTGATAATCGGAAAACGCGGGTCGGTTTCAAGGTAGCGCCGCGCTGCACCGGGAGAATAGAACACCTCGGTGTGCGGCATCCAGCGCGCCAATTCTGCGGCCTGTTCCAACTTGTCGTCGTACAGGCGAGCGGAACGGTAGTTCGGCACGCACACCAAATTCGGGTTTATGGAGAGAACCCGATTGATTGTCTTATCGCGGGTGCGCGTTTGCGGGTGATGGTGCATCCGCTGAAACACGTAACCCTCGTCGGGTTGTCGCGCATCTTCGAACAAACGGGCATCATGGCCCATAGCGTTTGCTTGTGCGCACAGATCAGAACCCCAATTGTGCACATCGGCGTAACACCACAAGCGCATAATGCCCGTTTCCTTATCAGTTCGAGTTCAGTGCGTCAGGCGACCTGCGGCGGTCCCCAGGACTTCGCGCCGGTTTTTGGGTCGATGATCGGCGTGTTGCCGTTGTCCTGTTTCTTCGTGGGCTTCGCCGCCTCGGTATTCTTCTGCGCCGACTCGCCGGCCTTTTCCAAACGCTCCATGTTCTTTGCGTGCCCTGCCTCGTTGTGCGCGTTCACGCGATCCTTGTGCGCATCGAGTTTGGCGTGCTGCTGTTCCACCGCATGGCGCGAACTGGCGTCATTGCTGGTCACGCCGCCGTGCTTTTCGCCCGGTGCGAGACCTTCGGTATCAGGCTGCGGGGCGTTGCCGTTGGGGAGCTTTTCGTCGTTGATGTTCACGTCCTTCAACGTGCGTGCATCGCCGGTCGACTTGCTCTCCTGCGGATCGGTGTTCGAACCGCCCGGCCTCGACGCCTTGTCAGCGTTCGCAGCCTTCACGGCGTCAGCACCCTTGGTATCTTCATCACTCATGTTCGTCTCCACTGTTACAGCCCGCGTCAGGGGTTCTCATGATGCAAGCGCAGCGCGGGGGCCGTCGCGCCGATGCGAGAAACTTTGCGCTTGTGAATGACCGTACACCAGCAGGTGCGCGAACCTCGCAAGCGAATTAGGCAGCGCTGAACCAACCAACAGCGCGGGTAAATCAGAACGCCAAGAACGCGCATCTAACAGGTGATGCAGCGACAATTGACGTGCGCAGCGCGCTCGCGCTTGCGGCGCTTGGTGTTCTTGGCGTTCACCTTGCGCAATATCTCATAGGCAAACGTGATATCGGTGGGCTTACCCTTGCGCCTGAAACAATCGCCATGCCAGTAGCGCCCCGACCGGTCGACCGCGTAGCCCATACCCATGTCCGCGCCTGACACGTGCCGGTAACGCGCAATCTCCAAGATTGTGTATTCCGCGCCGACCGTGAGCGGGTTGGCGGCGTGCCAAGGGTTCGGGGCGTCCGCACCGCTCTTGACGCACACCACGATTTCACCGACTTCAAAATCGCTCATTGCAATGATCCCATCACGTTCAGTGCGGTGATGACAAGCAACACGGATATCAAACTCATGATAAGCCCGAACGCCGTGCCGCCTGTCATCGGGTTCACGATCAAGACCCGCTGATTTTCGCCTTGATCTTGGCCCATGCATCGGCCACCCATTGCGGTTGCGGGAACGTCCACCCGACGATGACGCCCGCACAAAACACGATGACAGTTCCTAACATGGGCCTTACTCCTGTTTCTTGACGTTGGGCCTTTTAGCCCTCGGTCGCCTACGGAATGCGCGTGGCGCTGATGCTGATAGTCAGCGAGTTCATCGCCTTGTCATCCGTATCATCGTCGCCAAACGATTGCGACCCGTAGGCCGAAACCGAAACTTCGACGTTGTCGGGCTGTGCGCCGCACACCTGCTTGATGATCGCGAGCGCTGACTGCTTGATGACTTCCTCGGGTAGCGGACACTTGTACTCGTTCAGCGTATACGCGACGGTCTTCGCCACATCGGCGGGTTTACCTGACGCGCTGGTTGACCAAGACATAAAAACCTCCTAGTGCATCGTGGCGGCGCTGGCATCAGGTGCGAAGCGCCGGTCCCCAACGGGAACGAATGTGCAGCGGCATCGTGGATGCGCTGGAATGAGCGATCGGGCCTTATTGATCGTGTAAGGCCCGTTGTCAGCGATGTCCTCGCAAATTGGGCACACATTGTCGTCACCCGCCGTGCGCACGTTGACCTTTCCCAAACGCTCAACCGCCAACGCCGCCTTGGCGATGCGTGCAACGGTCGACCGCGAAGGCGTCACGGTGCGCGATATGCGAGAACCCGGACCGGTGTTCGGGTTGATCCTGATGCGTGCGCGCTTGGCGTCGGTGGTCACCTTGACCGGCACGGCCTCCGGGACAATCGCGACCTTTGTGACCTTCGCCGCTTCATAGGTGTCAAGCACCGCCTCGTTGAACGACTTGACCGTCATGAATGAGACAGTCGCTTGTGTGCGCACCACGCCGATTGCGTCGATACGCTCGCCAACGGCACGGGCGATTTGAGCCGCGCTTTGTGCGTGCAACAAACCGTTGGCGACCGCCCGCACCGCCTGCTGCGATACCGCCTCGCAAATCCCCTGCAATTCGACATAGGCGAGGGTTTGCAGGGTATCTAGGCGGTGGTTCAGCACACCCGTAGCCATCACGGTTCTAGGGATCGCCTGTTGGGCGTATTCCACCCCGGCGCTATACGCGCTTTGCAGGAACGGGCGAGCCGTGGCCCCGTTACCGCCCGAAATGGCGGTACCCAGCAACTGGTCGAACCAACGCTGAAACGCCAGCACCTTCGACCCTCCGGCAGTCATTGCCGGTTGAACGGGCTGTAATAGCCCATTCGATTTCAGGGACAGGAGGTCACGGTCGACCAACATCGTGCGCACCGCGCGCTTGACAACGCGCCATTGGATTTGAAACGCGGTGTTGAACTTGCGCTGCAATGGCATCGTTCCGGTGGGATCGCGCATCGACTGTTTGATGTCCCCCACGCAGCATGCACAGGTTGAGCGCCCGTCAAAGATATGTCCACGGAAATGCAGCATCAGGGTTGGGTATCCAAAGCCATCTTGGCGACGAGGATAACGATAGCGGCGACACACGCGAGCGGTTGACCGAAACACAGGCCCGATACGAACACAGCGCCGACGCCGAAATAAATCAGGCGATGAACCATCACTTGCGCTCGCAAGGGTTGGGCCTATGAAGCGCATACGCCTGACGCATCGCATGATAGGCGTCCGACGTTTTGCACATCTTGACCCATCGTTCCCATTGCAGTTGCGCATCGCTCTTGTTCAGATCGACCGCAGCCCACACCAACATCAGGAACGTGAGCGCCATTGCTGTACCTGTCATCATAGCGCGGTCTCCTCGACGTCGGTGTTATTGTTGAACGTGGGATCGATCTCTTCGAATATTTCCGGGCCTAGTTCGATAACGCCCCGGTACGGTTCGATTTGATCGACGTTCATGGTCGCGGGCTTGTTATAGGTGATGCTGATGTGCGGCGTGTAATCGTCAAAATCCCATGACGCATTTTCACACCGGTACATGATGGAGGAATGGCGATAGGCCAAGTCGTTCGACGCGAACGCCAGCACCACAACGTTGCTCGCACCGCCGAACAACTGCAATACGCGAGGCCCGCCCGCCTTGATGGTAATTCCGCCGTCATCGTTGGCGTTGTACCCATACGAGTCCTCGCCCGCCTTCAACCAGTCAACCGCCGCCTTGCTGTACACGATGGTGACGTGCAAGTCGTCAATGATCGAGTCGAACCCTTGGGCCTTCGCCCATGCAATGATGTCCTTGGGGTTCTTGACTTCGCGATAGACGTATAGCGGTTTCGGTTGCAGCATCTTGTCGCCAAGCATACGCTTGAGATCGGCGGTCGCGACCTTGCGCCCGCGCTGCGGTTGATTGTTGTCCGGTTGACCGCTGGTCGGGTCAACGCCCGCTTTCGGGTCTTGCGAGTTCGGTTGATTGTTGTTCGCGGGAACGGGCGGCGCATTCGGGTCGACAACCGGGGGTTCTGGCTGGTTCTCCAATTCAGGGTCGTCATCGTATTGGTCGATGATATCTTGCAGACCCGGATAGGTGCCGTCAGCGACCAGTTGCGCCTCGCGGGCCTTTTTCAGAACCACATCGTTCAACAGCGCGGCATCAACGTCGGTCTTGTACACCGTGGCCTTTTTAACGGCGATATCCGCCTTCTCCGCGTCGCTCAACTGCCACAACGGGTCCCACTCATACACGTCTGTCTCGTCGTACGCCCCGGTTGCGGAAATGAGCAGCACCTTGTCAAGGCGCTCCATGGCGGGCGTGATGCGCAGCGTCTGCACGGTTTTGCACCGGTCGTAATAGTTGCGGGTATCGCTATCGCCGGTCGCGTTCATGCCCTGCGGCGATTGTCCCAAGAACCGCGTGGCGGGGATATCCGCAGCGCCGCACGCCAACATCATAAAGAACTTGCCAATATCGGGGAGCGTATCGAACGAGGCGGCGATACGATCAAGTTCCTCGTCCTTGTCGGTGATAGCGACACTGAACGCGCTTTTCATCGCATTCATGGTGCTAACGCGCTTGATAAGGCGCTGCTCATAACCTTGCGTCATGATCTGTTTCGCAAGGCCCGGTATCTTCATCACATCGATCTTGGCTTCCGCGACCAGTTGCGCAATCGACCCGCTGACAAGGCCCGCGCTCAACACGGCGTCCGCGACGATTGACAGAACCGGGTCGCCCCAACCTTGTGACGTGTCGAGGTCAATGCTTTCCTGACCGATGAAACGCACCACGCGCGACGGGTGGAACGTCATGGTTGCGGACGCCTTGTTCGCCGCGCTCACGGACGTGATGGTGTAGTATTGCGGTTCGCCATAGTACGGCGACATGACGTCCTTGTTCAGCGGACCTGCTGCGAGGTCATAGCGTGACACGCTGTGCACGAATTTGAGCGAATTGGGGCGCAGCGTGTCGTAGTTCACCTCGTCATCGCTGTTCCCTTGATCGATGCCCAACAGCATTGCAGCGCCGCCGTACAGGCGGGCGCGCATTTCGGTCAACATCGCCTTGGTTTGCAGCTTCAGCGTTTTCTCAACGCCCGCAACCTTGTCGGCCTTTTTGGCGTCCATATCCCATGTGCGCCACTCGCGAAACGAGTCGTAAGCGGGGATGTCAACGATCTTGCGCGATATCCAGTCGCCGCGATAGGCGTTGTCGAGTTGCGCTTTTCCGATGACGTTGTATCCGAACACCGTACCGCGCAACTTATCCTTTTCGGTACCCATCCCCGTCATCAGGTTAATCAGGGTGTCACCGAAATTGACGCCGCGTGAAAGCGGATGCGACGGGCCTGAACTCAACCCGGCGCGGTTCGTGATGATGGCTCGCTTTGTCATGATGCAGGACTACCTTTTCGGGGCGTCGACTTGATCTAGATTGAAGGTCATCGTTTCGAACAAGCGGTCCGGAACGAACATGAATAGTCCCGTATCGAACGTGACGCGCCAGTAAAGCGCATCCTCGTACTTGATACGGTCGAAGGCTTTCGCCAGACCGAACGCCTTGGTTTCAATCGTGCCAGCGGGTTTTGTCATCCGACCCAACTCAACGTTTCATCGTAACCGCTGGTCGACGCGAGTTTCTTGAAGGCCCCGCCCGCCGCGTCAACTTGATCCTTGTACTTGGAGTTGGGGAACGCTTCATGTTCGTCAATGAAGTCTTGGTTCCACTCGCCCTCAACCAGCACAACGTTCGAGGCCTGCACCTGACCCGAATAGGGATCGGCGCGAATGATTTTGTCACCGGTCGCACGCTCATAGAACACGGCGTGACCGGCGAGGTTGGTGACCGTCATTTCAGCGGAGTCCTTGCCGCCCGACCCCGGTTCTTGTTCGATCCACGTATGCAGCCCGGGCCATTTCGCCTCGTCCATTGTGGCGTGCAGCTTCATCGCCTTTTCACGCTCGTGCCGCCCCACCTGTTTGCGATACACGTGAGACACCACGAAACGCCCATCGCGCAATTGGTGCATCAGCACGCCCGATGTGTAGGCCCCACCATCTTCGGTCGCCGCCTTATCCCAAAAGCGAACGGTAGCCAGAACTTCACTCGCCGGGAACATCTGCGGCACAATCTTGAAATTCGTGATGGGGAACATGCCGCCGCCGACCACGATGGGGTTCTGTTGATACACCGACTCCCAACCGGCTTGCGACATACCCTTCTTCTGTTCCATCAAGAACTCTTTGCTCTTGAACTCTGGAAACAGCGGGTCACCGACTTTGCGGAAGCCCAACTTCACATCGGGCGACTTGTCGGTGGCGATTGCGGAGAACTTCAAAACGCGCACATGCGGAAACGCTTTGGTGAAACGCGCAATCACATCGTCGATGTGCCACCGCGTCATCATCAGGAGCATGCCCGCCTCATTCGACATACGGGCCTTGAAGTCATCCATCAACCAATCCCATGTTCGGTCGCGGATGCGCTTGGAGTTCGCCTCATTACGGCCTTTCATCAGGTCGTCACCGATCCCGAAGTCGAACCCCTTACCGTTGACCTGACCGTCCACAGTGGTGTTGACGAACGAACCCTTGCGGAAGATGTATTCCAGCAACGAACTATTGCGCGCGTACTGCATTTCGTCGCCGCGACCTGTCAGAGGGCGCAGGCGTGTTTTCGGGAACGTCAGTTTATAGTTGTCGCTATCCATCATGCGTTGCATCGCGCTATTCGCCTTGTCGCCAAGGTCGCTAGAGAACGATGCATAGATGGTGCGCCAGTCGGGTTCCTTACCTGCGAGCCACGCCGCAAAGTCGGTCATGGCGCGTGACTTACCGTGCTGCGGCGGCGCTTCAAGAACCCAAAGCGGGCGCTCGCCGCGCTTCATTGCCTCATAGAACTTTTGCAGTTCAACACTAAGATAATAGGCCCACCAGCCTTTAATCAGCGTCGGGTCGACGAACTGGCGGAATGCCCAAAACGATTGACGCGACTCGGCGGCGTAGTACGCCTGCAGCAGGTCGATATCGTCCTCGGTCCACGTGTGTTGCAGCATGCCCGGGTTGATGCGCGCACGCTCAACCCTGCGCCGCTTGGTCACAGTGCCGTGCATCAGGCTTGCGCCCCGATGGGCTTCGGCACTCGCGGCAACTGACTGCACGCAATCATGGTGTGCCGCCTGCAATACGCATTGTGAAACAAACGTTCACCGCACAGGCGCATGTTGCGCGTGTCGCCGCTCATGGGCCAGTGACAGGTATAGAACTGATGATCCGCAATCGGCACGCCGCCATCTTCATCGGGCATATCGCAGAACATCATCGGCGCGAGCGGTGTACCGTCAGCGCTGCGCTTGCGCCCTTTGTCCTCAATACCGGCGACCACGCCCAATTCGTGAAGGCGCGCAAATATCTGTTCCGCCGTTGGCGACGTGCCGAACTCCTGACGCACGAAATGCGTAATCTGCGTCGCACGCATTGCCTTGCGCGAATGCAATTCGATAATCAGAGCATCAAGCGCATCGTTCCATTCCACCGGAACGGCATCAGGAGCAGCACGCCGCATTCTGCCCTTTCTGATTTTCACAACCGTCGCACCTGACGCGCTACTGGATTTGCGTGGCGCATCCGATACGAGGCCCATTCGCGTGCACTTCCCAATGACCGCGTTGCGCGACACGCCGCACTCGTACCGCTCATTGAGTTCGGCGGTGATGCGCGAGAACGATACTCCGTTCGCGTGCAAAATCTTCATGTGGTCAGTCACGTGTTCGGGCCATGCGTACGGTTGGTAATGCGGGCGCTTGGGTGCGTCATGCATTTCAGTTCACCGCCTTCGACGCCGCAGGCGCATCCATGAGCGACGGCACCACGGGTATACCGCGTTCCTTCAATCGCTCTTTCAATTGATCGGAGGTCGAATGCTCCAACTGCATAGGCCCGCCGTCCTTACCCGTGAGTTGATAGGGGAGCAGTTTCTCCAAGAGGCGGAGATAAGCGGCGCGTTCCTTCACGGCGCTGGTTGCGAGGTATCCGACCAAACCATCGGTGCCCTTACCATCGGAACCAACCGCCTCGGCCGCATGAATGAGCGCATCCTTCAAAAGCGCGGTCACCTTATTCGGAGTGCCCGCCTTTCGACCCGCGTTCTCCGGGCGCTTTGCACCTTTCTTGAAATAGTCGCCGCGTTCTCTAGCGCTGACTTCAACGGCGTGGCGGAGTTCGCCAGCGTGATCGGTGATTTTGCGGGTGATTTGTGCTCGTTTGGTCATGTCAGGTTACTTTAACGGTTTGGGTTTCCGATGTGGGCCTACGCTATGGGCCTTAACTCATAGGCCCGTGATACTTGTCCGTTGATGCGTTGGTATCGCGCATTGCATACTGCATCACCATGCGCATGAACTCATAGGTCATGGTGACGATGATAGCTACACCGAACAACGTGACTGCAAACGGGAGTACCGCGAGAACAACCGCGTTGCGCGCCTTGCGCATCATTGTTCGCTTTTTCATTTTTCTTTTTGTTCGGGTGTTTGGGCCTTGGGCCTATTGTTCGCGCTCAACCATGTCGCGACTAACCCAAAAACTAGGCCCGTACTGGCGGTCGATCTGCACCATTATCAGCGGTTCTTGTTTGCTGTCTTGGGGTTGTACCGCTTCGCCCTGAATGACCGCGCGCATCCCGATAAAATGGTTGATATCGGAGAACGGGCTTTCGACGCCCTTGACGATGCGCACGATGGTTCCCGCGATTGCCGGGCCTTCGATCATTGACCGACGTCGAGTTGGTTCACTATGTGGGCCTCTGCGATTTTCTGCATGGCGTTCGCGATAAGGCCCATTTGAATTGCGATGGCCTGCATCGCAGCGCCGAACGCGTCAACCGCTACAACGACATCTGTGACGAGTGCTGCGATAAGTTCGGGCGACGGCGGTTCGCCGCTTTCCTGACTTTTGCGGATGGCTGCGGCGAGTTGATTTTTGATCTGATCCCGCTTATCGAAACCTTGCATTTGTCGTTCCCTTCCAACCATGACGCCCCGCTGGCGTGTTGCGTGATCCGCTTTGCAGCGATTTCGAAATACTCGGCGCTCTTTTCGACGCCGATGAAATTCCTGCCCAACCTGATAGCTGCTAGGCCCGTAGTGCCCGAACCCATCACATTGTCCATAACCACGTCACCGTGATTGCTGTATGTGCGCACAAGATATTCCATCAACTCAATGGGCTTTTGGGTCGGGTGCACCTTGTCGGGTTGCGACATGTTCTTGAGACCGCGAATGACGCTGGTCGGGTATCCGGTGCGTTCCTGAACATGCGCCTTGCTACCGGTCAGTCCATAATTCTTTGATTTGGAGATGTCACGGTCGGTGCGGAACCGGCGCATCTCGCGCACCCCTTGCGGGTTGTAGGTCGGTTGCTTGGTATAGAACACCAAGATATGTTCGTGCGCTGGCATCGGTCGCTTTTTGGCGTTGAGCGGAGACACCGGAGGTTTGGGCCATACCCAGTCGTATTTGAACATCGCCCGGTTGCTCATGATAACGTCGGTTGCAAAGGGCTGGGTAGCGGTCAAAACAATCGCGGCGTTCGCTTTCGCTATTCTCCTGTATTCCGTCCACAACGGTTCGAACGGTATGAGCCTATCCCATACGTTCTTGGTCACGCCGTACGGCAAGTCTGCGATGATAAGGTCGACCGAGTGGTCGTCGATGCGACGCATCGCCTTGAGACAATCACCGTGCATCAGTTTCGCGTAAGACATGACTATACCCTTAGTGTGCGTTGCGCTTAGATTTGGTTTTGGGGGTTTTGGTTTGCGGGCCGTCAGTTGGCGGGGAACGCTTCGCCTCACTCGCAGCTTTGGCGAGTCGTGCGGCGCGTTGGCGCGCCATGCGTTCACTGACCGGCTCTTGAGACGCTACCGCACCGGGGGAGACTTGGGTCTCCGCCTCGGCGGGTAAGGGTAGCGCACCTGCGGGCGCTACATAATGGCGGTTGAACTCAACTGTGATCCTAGAACCTAGGAACTCATAGAGAGCTTTAACGCGACCCTCCGCCGTGGCACCATCATACAACATGATATGCCCCTTGAAAGCGCCTTTGACGATTTGCACAGTTTCCCCCTTGACGAGGGCGCGTTGGGTTTGGAGTTCCACAACACCGTCGCTGTTTTCCATTCCTTTGAGCCATTTGACGGTGCGGGGCGGGACTCGCGTTGGCACGCCGTCAGTTTTCAAAATGCCCGAAACCCCATACGTCGACTCAATTTTCAACCATTGGTCAACGATGCGGACGAACACATACGTTCGGAACAGCGGTTCCAGCTTGCCGCGCCCGCTTGGTTGGCACCGGGGGTAAAAAACCTCGAACCCTTGGCGCTCCAAATTCTGGCGGGCGTAATTTTCACGGCCCGATTTAGTGCGAATGACAGCCCAATAGGGTCCGGGGCGGTTCCTGACCGCCCGCAAGAGGGTTCCAATACGTGCCCCGCTAGGTTGAGCAGGAAGCTCCGTGGCTCGCTTGGCGGGTTTCCGGGTTCTCCGGGTGCGGGTCGCCTTTTTGGGTGCCCTACGGCTCGCTGCTGGTGCCTTACGCTTCGACATGGAAACTCGCCCCTTCGCTGTTCTTGGTTACGGTCAACACGGATGCGAACCGGTTGGACTCGACTGCTTGGTGATCGATATACCAGACCTGATTGAACTCGCCACGGTCGCACAGCAAATCAGCCGTGTCCTTCACGCCTTCGGGCGATAGGTGTTGCGTCGGTTCGTCAAGAATGAGCAGGTCACACTCAACCCCGGCACGCCTCAACAGCATTTCGGATAACGCAATTGATCCAACGAGTCGGAGACGTTGCGCTTCACCACCTGACCACGACTCCCATCGCACCGGCTTGTTCATGTCAGGTTTCAGTATTGCAACCGTCAAACCTGACGTGACCTTGCCTGACTTGTTCTCGCGCTCAATGTCATAGGTGATCCGCCAACCATCTAAACCAACGGTCGGCAACATGGCGTTGGTGACCGCTTCGAGTTCGTCAAGCGCCTCTTGCAGCAAGTACAGTCGGAGTTGTTTGAACCCCGATACCCAATAGCGCGCCCGTACTGATTTCTTGTGCGCGTTGCCCTTGCGCTTTTCCAGCACGATCAAAAGCGCCTTCGCCTCGCGAATGAGGTTGCGCGCCTTGGCGACGTTCTTGCTGTGCGGGTTCTCGCGTTCGCCGTCGCTATGCGCGTTCTTGGTCAACGCCGCCAATTCAGCCTTGATACGCTCGCGCCGGTTCGTTGCGTGCGTCAGCTTATCTTGGGCGTCGTTAGATTTATCGATGAACCCGCGGATTTCCTTTTTAACCTTTTCGATTTGTTCCGCCGTCGCTTCTGCGCGCGTTGAAACATCATGCAGTTCGCCGCCGAGTTCTTTAGCTTCGCGGCGCTTCGCCTTCAAATCGTGCTTGTGTTCACCTTTGATTTTCTGCCCGCAAGTTGGGCACGTGCCACGATCTCGCGCGAGTTCTAGCGAACTTTCGACCGCACTAAGTTTCACAGCAAGTTTTGCCTCTTGCGTCACGAGGTCGTTACGCGCGTCGATCAAATCCTGTTGACGCTTACGCGATGCGCGAAGTTCAGTTTCCGCACCGTCATACGCTAAATCCCATTTGCCCCACTCTAGATCAACCGCCTTTTCCTGTTTTTGCAATTCCTTGATTTTGGCGTCGCGTTCGCTTTCGCGGTCGGCACGCTCGCGTTCCCAATCCTGCATTTGTTGGCGCGCGTCACGCAGATCGTCGTCAAGCGTGTTCAGGTGTTGTTCAAGGTTGCACTTCTGATTGTCGTAGTCAGCGATCCGCTTGTCGTACATTTCGGCGCGGGCCTTCGCTTCACCCGACCGGCGTTCCCACCGATCAAGCTCAAGCGTATCACTCAACACATTCAATTTGGGTGTTGGACCTAAATCGAGAAACAGCGCTTCACCCTGGCCCATGAGCAGCGTGTGATCGAACATCGCGGGTGACATACGGATGAGTTTTTCAACCGCCTCTTGTGACGCATGCTCGTCATCGATGGTCAGCCCGTTGGTTTTGGTGCTGCGAATGATCGTATGCCGCTCGCCGTCAACATCGACGATCAACTTGACGCGCGCCGGCTTTGAACCGCCCCACGTTTTCACGTCAGGGTTCTTTAGGCCCTTGACCGTTGAACCGAACAAGCACCAGCGCAACGCGTCGAATAGCGTTGACTTCGACGCACCGTTTGATCCCAAAGCGGGGTTGACTTCATTGACGCCACGCACAAAGTGCACGCCTAGGCCCAAGCGTGCGAGTTGTAGCACGTGTTTGCCTATGTACTCTTTGAAGTCGGTCAGGACCAGCGTGCGGAAAACTAACTTCATTTCACATCCCCGATGATTTCTTGCCCCATGGTTTGGGTGTGTTCATCGATCCCATGGCGCTTGCTGAACTGGCGCAGCGTGTCAAGATCATCGGCGCGCGTGCTGTTCTTGACCTTGACATGACGACGCGCGGCCTTGTGCGCCATGACAGGTTCAACCCGGTGAACATGCACGTTGTTCGCGTCACCCCAACGCGCCACGCGTTCACGCACCTTGGGCCAGCGCTCCATTGAACTGACCTGAACCCGCACAAGAACGATATCGCCGGGGTGCGTACCCTGATGTTCTTTCAATTCGCTCACGTCATCGAGTGCAATAAGCCGCTTTTGCGGCCAGTCAGCAGTGGTTTTCGATATCAATTGACGACTCGAACTATTCGCCAAAATTTCGATATAGCGCGCCTGATAGTTGTCTCCGAAGTCAACATGATAGGGCGCACCGATGTACTCGATGTGATCGGTGACCTTGTGCGGCGTGTGCACGTCACCCGCAAGCACACATTGCTTGTTCGGAATAAGGTCAGGGTCAACGCCGGTCAGGCGCTTTCCGCTTTCGCTGCCAGCCCCGCTGAACAACTGATGCGCGAAGATAAAGCGATAGGTGGTTTTATCAACCCAACCTTTCCAATCTCTCTTGGGGCTGTGCGTATGCGGGAGAAACAAGCACCCGGCGAACGGCGCGCGGAACTGTTTAGGCAACATGCTTGCGTTGCTGATATCGTCAATCCAGTGCACGTTCGGCACACGTGACAAGAACGCAAAGAACGGATGCGCCTCGTCCCTGTAATCGTGGTTAGCTTTCAGAATGAGCAACGGCGCAATTTGGGCGAACTCATGCATGGTTCGCACGACGTCGTTCACCAACTGCGCCGGGTGTCTATCTTTTTCTTCGGTCAGGTCGCCCGCAATCAGCAGTGCTTGCGGCGGTTTCTTTTCCATGCGCTTGCGCAGGCGTTCGCAGGCGTCGAACCTGTAACGGTCGCGCGCCTTTGCGGAAAGGTGCAAGTCCGAGGTTACCAGTATGTTCATTGTCAATCCACCCCAATTCGTTGAGAAACCTATCTGCCAACTTCACGGTATCGCGGCTGCGCTTTCCAAACGCGGCAGCTATGTCATGTTGCGTGACGCCCAATTTGCGCAACATTGCCATGGCGCACATGCGAGGTTGCACAATGAC